TGGAAATATTTGGATTTCTTCCCATTCTGGAAAAATAGATACAACAAGTGTTGTTTTGGGGGGCGGCGATGTTACGTTAGGCGCTACGCTTACTGCTGTTCGCATTACATCAACTAGCACTGATACTTTTGACGCTGGTTCAATCAACATTTTTTACGAGTAAACACCATGACACACAGAACAGTAGTTAATTGCGAAACAGGTGAAGTCACTCAGGTGGAGTACACGCCTGAAGAACAAGCGGAATACGATGCTGCCGTGGCTGCACAGGCGGCGGCTGAAGCGGCAGTTGAGACACCATGAGCGAAATAAAATTAGCCGTGCATGAGGCCGTCTGTGCTGAACGCTATGCGGCAATTGAAAAGTCATTTGTCGATGGCGACAAACGCATGTCACGCATAGAGTATTTGCTCTACGTCGTGATTGCGGCGGTGTTGCTCGGCCCAGGCTTTGCTGGCGAGTTGGTCAAAAAGATCTTGGGGCTGTAAATTGATCCCATCAGCATCCTCTTTGCCGCCAACGCCTGCGTTGCCGCCATCAGAGAAGGATGCGACCTCTATAAGCAAGCCAAAACCTCATTCATGGAGGTCAAGTCAACCGTCAATGACGCTATTGGTGTCGCAAACGAAGTCCGTGGGTTCTGGTCTAAGCTCTTTGGAGCAAAACAAGACGCGCCAAAGCTTGTGGCGAAAAAGAAGGAAACCTATGTAGCCGTTGACGAAACCCAAGTCATGGCGGACATAGTTACCCAGCTTTCTCAGTTTTTTAAGCTACAAGAACAACTTGCCGAACACATAAGGGAAGAAGAAGAACGCTCAAAGACCGTCTACGATCCTGACGCCAACCTCATGGAAGCCGCGCTAAAGCGGGTAATGGCTCAAGACCAGATGGCGTTGTTGGAGACTGAAATCAGAGAGGCGATGGTGTATGGCGCTCCCAAAGAGATGGGCGCGTTGTATAGCAAAGTGTTTGATATGCGGGATGTAATCAAGGTAGAGCAGGATAAAGCAAGGAAGAAACGGGATGATGAATCATGGCAACGCAAGGAAAGGGAGCGCCTTTTAAACGAAAAGCAAGCCTACCTACTAGCGACTATGCTTTTCCTCCTGTATATGTGGCTCCTCCTCGGCCTCTTGACCAAGATTGGGAAATAGTCATGGGGTGGATAGCAGCGTGTATTCTGGTAGTCTTAATGCTCCCCCTGCTTGGAATGCTGTACCTTGATGTGTTGGACGCCAAGCATGAAGCAAAACGGCAGCAAGAGATAGTGCAAAGATTGATTAACAAAGCAAAGGAAAAATGATGGATTGGCTTAAACAAATTGCACCTACGATTGCAACTGCATTAGGTGGCCCTCTTGCTGGGCTTGCTGTAGACGCGATCAGCAAAGCAGTTGGCATCGACCCCAAAGACGTCAATAAAACCATTGCCGACGGCAAACTGACCGCCGACCAAATTTCACAGATTAAACAAGCTGAACTGGCGATGGCCGCACGGGCGCAAGAGTTGGGGCTAGATTTTGAGAAGATTGCCGTAGACGACCGCAAGTCAGCGCGGGATATGCAGTCTAAGACCCAATCATATATACCTGGGCTGATGGCCATTGCGGTCACCCTTGGATTCTTTGGCATCTTGGTTGGATTGATGACCGAGCATTTCAAAACCTCTGACGCGCTGATGCTGATGCTTGGCTCACTTGGCACCGCATGGACGGGCATTATTGCGTTCTATTTTGGTTCTTCCGCTGGAAGCCAAAAGAAAGACGATCTTCTCCACCAATCAAGCCCCACAAAATGAACCTGACACCTAACTTTACCCTTGAAGAGTTGACCCACACTGACCACCGTGAGTTTGACAACATCCCCAACGACGAAGAGCTGGCCAATTTGGTACGCTTGGCTGACTTCTTGGAACAGATCAAGACGCTGTTGGGTGGCAAACCCATAATGGTCAATAGCGCGTTCCGCTCTCAGGCCGTGAACCAAGCAGTAGGCAGTTCCGACAAATCACAACATCGGCACGGCTGCGCTTGCGATTTTCGGGTGCCTGGGCTGACGCCAGATCAAGTCGTCAGCGCCATCATTGGCTCTGATCTTGAATACGATCAAGTGATCCGCGAGTTTGATCGTTGGACGCATGTCAGCATTCCAAACCATGCAGACATCCAACCGCGCTCAATGGCGCTGATCATCGACAAGCAAGGTACCCGCACCTACGCTTAATCTTGAAGGTACGCTAGTACGTATGCAATCAGTACTAGCGTACCTATGCCAATCACGGCACCTATGGCCAAGGCAAAGACTGTAGCAATCATTTCAGCAACTCCCTATACGCCTTGATGGCGTCTTTCAGATCGTTTTGCAATTGCTCTATACGTTCTTGTTGCTCTTGCATCTTGACGTAGGCTTCAGCCGCAAACTTGGCCAAGTTCTCTTGGCTCCACAATTCAAAGTTTGGCATCTTTTTTCTCCTGCAATAGTTTTCTAAGCCACTTACTTGCGCCTAATTTCAACCATTGCTCGTATTCGCTTTGCGTTACGCGGACACCAATAGTCTTGCCGCTTTTGGTTAATTCACTCTTTGGTCTTGGCACTTTCTTTTCCTTTACTGTAGACGATTATTTGTCTTTTCTGGTCAAGTGCTCGTTGGCTAACGATTTGACCCGCCTTAGCGCCATAGGCCGCTTGTCTCATCTTGGCGTCAAGCGAAAACACGCTTGGGCCACGCCAATCAAACACGTTCTTTTTCTGCATCTTTTCGCATCCTTACGATTGAATCTTGTAGTCTGTATTCGCAACTGTGCTGACCGCCAGCTTGTTTAGTTACAAACACTAACCTGCACTCGGTGCAATACCAAGCTGTGCCTTGGGCAACAATAGTTGTATTGCTTTTGGTTCTTCCAAAGAATGTGCGTATCTTTTCAAGCATGGTCGTCCTTATGCTGAAACAGGCGGCGCTCAAGCCTTTCAATTCGGCGCTCGTTGTACTTGATGGCGGCATCTGAATACTCGGCAGCAGTCTCGGCTTCCAATTTGCGTAGATGTGCCTCTTGCAATTCGGCGTAGATCACCTCGGAGATAGTCTTTGGCCTAAGAATGTCTTTGATGTATTTAACTGTTGTTTCTCTAAAGTTCATTGAACACCTCTCAATTCCCAACCTAACAAAAAATAATTCCAACGGGTCTGTAGTGCTGGGGAGTTATATCTGTTATTTTTACTGCTGAAGTCAATGTAACCTCTGGCGCGCATAGTTGCCTCGAATACTTTTTGTGCTTGTGTCATATCAGTACCTGTACTTAGGAGCGCAGGACACATCAGCAACAACGTCTGCGGTGTAGTTATTGATCTTGCGCTTGGCAATGATCATTACGGCGCGCAGGCCAGAGCTTTCACACTCTTGCACGGCCAAGATCACCTCGCTGCGGCTCATGGGTTGGATGTCCTTGTCCAAGGTCAGCTTCTGTTGCGCGGTGCTACTAGAGCCGTCTAGCAAACTGGCGTTCCAAGACGATCCTGCGGCGCAGCCGGTCATCAATAAAAAAATCAAATACTTCATGGTTTTTTCCTTAAAAGGGAAGTTGGTCCCAGTTCCAATGTTCACAATCAACCGATCCCTGCAGCCAATCTTGCGGTGGCTCTGCCTGGTACTGATTGCACTTGCCGTCATACCTACTACAGCTCCTGCAATTTGCTCTTATTCCATCAAGGTCAGCCAGCTGTTGAACTAAGTGACCTTTAATGGCGTTCAACTCAATTAAATTCATAGTCTTTTACCTCGGTGTATTTACCGTTTTTGCGTGTTGCAATTCGACTGGGTGCTTGCAAATAGCCTGGGTCTTCCTGCAAAACTTCAATAGCATGGGCAACTGAATTGGGGAAACTTCTTGATTGGCTGCGTTGCAGCCACCAAACCACAGCCTTTTGGCTAGCGTACCCAACGTGATCAAAGCAAACCCATTCGCTGGCGCATTGCAAAATGCCACTGTAGTATTCGACCCTCATAGAGTCAGGCTTGCCTTTTTTGCGGTGCAGTTTGTATTCCACTCTACTCACGTCATGCCAAACTAGCACGGCCTCGGCCTGCGCGGATAACAGCGCAGCTAAGGACACTTTGGCGTCCACCGGCTTGGCCTCTTCCTCGCGGATCGTGGCGCCACAGGCAGTGCAAATCAGCGCCTTGGCGGCGTTGCGCTCGCCACACTCAGGGCAGATGCTGTATGGTCCTTCGGTGTTACCACCGGCCCGTTTAGCCCGTCCCTTGATGATGTCTACCGGCCCCAGGCGCTCGACGGTGTCGGTGAAGTCCAACACCAAGCAATTCTCTTTGCCTTCAGCAATGCGGGTGCCGCGCCCCATGCCCTGCACATACAACACCGGCGACTTGGTTGGCCGGCACCAAATAATGCAATCAACGTCAGGCACATCAAACCCCACCGACAGCGCCAGCACGGTAACCAAGCAATGGATCTGGCCAGACCGAAAGTCTTGGATTAAGTCTTGGCGCTCTTGCTTGGGGGTCTCACCGCATACAACAGCTGCGGTGATACCAAGGCTGTTGAGGTTGTCAGCCAAGCATTCAGCGTTGGCCACACTTGGAGTAAAGGCAATCCATTTGCGGCGCTGTGAGGCCAAATAGACGGCTTCTTTGGCCACGTTCTCAAGGTAGCCGGCAACCACCGCGGATAGCTCGCCAACCTTATAGTCACCGTTGGCGATGCCAACCTGGCTGGCATCGATGCGGGTTGTCATCTTCTCGGTGGGCGGCACCAATGGCGCAATAAATTTTTGCTGCAGCAGCTCGCCCATGGTCACCTTGCTGGCCGTGCCGGTAAACAGCGGATCGTCACCGTCGGTGAGCCAAACCTGGTTACCCCTAAACGGCGTGGCGGTCATGCCAACCGTGCGAAAGTCGCACAGCTCACCCAACTTGTCCAAGAACGTGCGGTACATGCCCTGCGCCTTGGTGTCTACCAAGTGAGCTTCATCAATGATCACGGCCTTGATGTCACCCAGCAAATGCGCTGACTTATGAATGCTGCCAATGGTGGCCACAATTACGTCGGCCTGGTGCTGTTTCTTTCCCAAGCTAGCGCTGACAAACCCAACGTGGATGTCGTCTGGCAGCAGCGCCTGCAGCTTGGCCGCGTTTTGCTCGGCCAGCTCCTTGCTGGGCACCAACACCACCGTGCGGGGGTGGTAGTCAGGCCATTGCGCCCACATTTGTCGGACGATTTCGGCGCAGATCACCGACTTGCCTGCCGCGGTCGGCAGCACCAGCAAAGGTATGTCGCTGGCGTCTTGGTGCTTAGTCCACCAATTGAACAGGTCGGTAACCGTGCGGGACTGATAGTCGCGCAAGATCATACGATTCTTCCATCATATTGAATGCGGATTTTCATAATGTTTTCATGCACCAACACAGATTTGTCTTTGACTGCATGAATTTCGGTGCTGGCCAAGTGCTTGGGGTTTACCTTGGGGTCACCGTTGGTAAATTGCTGGCCGTCATCCAGCTGGTACACCACGGCGTCACCGTCCACGTCAACCGGTTTGGCGATCTTGGCCAACAAAATTGGTATATATCGGTGGTTCTCGCAGCCCTTGCGTTGTTGGTCAACGGTCAGCTCAGTCTGGTGCGATGCACAAGACCAAACAGCTTTGCCGGTCAACTCAGGCGTGGCATGGGCGCAAGATCGGCAGGTGGGCGCCGGTAGCTTCTCGCCATGGCAAATGCTGTGATAGTCGCAGAATTTGCATTCGTACCAGGTTGGATCGGTGCTGATCCCCACAGGCGGCTCGGCAGCGGTAATGATGGCCAATGCCTTGTCCACAATTTCTTGCGCTGCCTTGGCGTCGTACTCTAGGCGCTCGGTGTAAATGTCGTCGTTGTCTTTGTTGACAACAATATAAATTGCACGGGTACAGCCATTTTTAGCAAACTCAGCAATCGACCAATGCATATATGATTGCATTTGCGCCCAATGTTCAGGCTTGGCCTGCTTTACGCCAGATTTCTGCATTTCCCGAAAATACTTGTCGGATGCTGTTTTTATTTCCAGTATGTGCGGGGTGCTTGGTGCTTGGGGTATGCCGGTCACAATGCCGTCGGCATTGCCCCTAAAATGGTAGCCAGTGCTTGGCTCACTCCAGCCAAACTGTTGGCCAGTGGCTGGGTTGACGTCATACACCTTACAGCCAATCGCGCGTAAATCAGCATAAACCCTTGGCTCTTGCAAATGGCCAGACTGAAACACTCGGTACAAGCGGCCAGAAAATTCAGCGGGTTTGGACCATCTAAAAGAATACCAATGCTGGCGCAAGCAGGGCTTACCAATGGCGCTGGCGCCAAGGTAGGGGCGTTGGGCTTCGGCGCCATACTTTGCCTTGTAATGGGCAAAGATGGCACTGGCCACAGGGTCCACGACAGATTCGGGAACTGCGGCCATGGTTTACTTCTTAGCCCAAGCGGGTGCTTTGGACACCGGTGCTGCAGCTGGTGCTTCGGCTGCGGCCACAAAAGCCACAGGGGTGCCACCGGCAGATTCATAGCCTTTGATGTTGTTGCTGGCCTGGTACTGGCCTTGTGCCTCGCGCACCACCACCTTGATCTTGACGGGCTTGAAGTGTAGGGCTGCAGTATCTTCTAACTTGATCACGTTGACAGCGTGGCACAGGGCTGAGAGCTGGCTCTGAGCAATGCGCTGGGCGTCTTCGTTGGTGTGTTGAATGTTGAGGTTCTCCCAAACTCGGCGGCCTTTGTATTGGCCATCCAAGACTTCAAAGGTCATCTTCAAGCCTGTGCCGTTGCCAGAGTTCAGCGGCTTCACGTCGGATTCGGTGCAATGTGCCAGGTAAGTGCCTGCGGGGATTGGGCCGGTTACGGCCTGGGGTGCTACGGTTGATGCGTCAAATGAAAAGTGTGCCATTTTGTGTTTCCTTAAAGTTTATGGTTGGATTGAAAATCAGGACTGAGCTACGGTGAGCGCAGCCTGGAATGTCGCCCAATCAAGCGACATATTGGTGAGGCCAAAGCGGTTACCACCGCAATGAGCTGGGTGAGGTTCAACGTGCAAGATGCGCTCGCCGGTAGTGGTGGCTTTGGTTTCCTTTTTAGAAAAGCCTGCGTCGGTCTTACTGGTAAAGATGCGGTAGCCGGCATAGCCAACAATGTCAGCCCACTCCTGCACCAAGCCAGCGGCCTTGTCGTGCAGCTTTAGTACATGCGAGTCATAGCCTTCAGTGAGCGGGTCTTCAATGCGTTTGATCTTGTCGTGAGCGATCAAGATAATGCCCATGCTCTTGGTGGCTCGCAAGACTTCCAAGCCAGACAGCAGGTTGCGCCATTCCTCGGCTGCAGCCACATAGCCCTTACCAAAGCCTGGTGCCTCAATATTCTTCCAGCTGTTGGCCTTGCAAACATGTTCCTGCACCATGGGTTCAAGCCAATCAAGCGAGTCAATAAACAGGGTTTTAAAGTCATGCTCGCTGCTGATCAATGTCTCAATGGCTGCATAAACTTCAGTCAAGCTACTGGCCAAGGGAAATGCGTTGGCGTCAACCGCGTCGGCGCCGTCCTCAGTCAAGATGCCAATGGCGTTGGGCGCCATAGCGGCAAAAGTGGTTTTACCGATCTTGCCTTGGCCAACAATCACAATTTTGGGGGCGCGAACACGGCGGGTTTTGGAGATGGACTTTAAGTCAAACATTTTTAGTCTTTCAAAGTGATAGAAGGTTTTGCGGGTTTAGTGGTAATGAATTCAGCAGTTGCTGCATAGGACACGGGGTCAAGGTCAGCCAAGGCTCGCAAGTTTTTGAGTTCGACCTCGGCCTTCCAGCGAAAAGCTCGCTGGGCGTTAACCGGCAAAGTCTCATAAGCTGCAGTCAATTTGTCGGTGTCAACCGTGCGGTTAAGTTTCCACACAATGCTGAAGTCTTCGTCATTGTGGGTACCTTCACCAGATACAGGTTTTGAAAAGAGGGCAAGCATCTTCTCTTCAATATCAAGGCGGTCAGCCTTGGCTTTTTCTTCGGCGGCTTTGGCAGCTCGCAAGGCGGTGGCTAATTCAGAAATTGTCATCTTGTTCCTCTTCGGTGTATTCAAGGGCGGTGGCTTGAAGGTCATCAACCAGGTACTGCAGCAGCAAATGGGCGATGTCTACGTCGCCAACGTAGGCGCTGGCGAGGGTGCATTCTGCAACCAAGTCAGGCTCATAGAGCAAGCCCATAGAGTCTTTTGATCCTGACTCGGCAGGGGTGTAGTCAAAGTGGCAGACTAAGTCCACCCCTTGGCATTCAATGTTGATCTCCAACATTCCATCTGGACAAACGGGCGCCATATTCATGGTTGTGTGCTCCAAGCGGCCACCAGTGCGGCGGCGTTGTAAGGGGTTTGAGTAACAGTGGACAAAAAGAGACCTTTGCCGTGCAATTTACGGCCCCAATCGTCAGTTGCTTTGGTGTTGGTAAGTTCACCGCGTTTAACGGCGTTATAGACCGCGTGGGTGACAAAACCAGCATCCACCAGTTCTTGCATGGTGCGTGGCTCTTGGCAAAAGTCTTGAAGGTTGGTCATGATGACCACCAGGCAACAAGGAGAATGGCCAAGCCAACGCCGATGGCGGTGGCTGCAAGTACGTCAAGAATTTTTTGTTTCATAGTGTGCTTTCAAGTTAAGGGGGCCGTGGCCCCGTGGGTTTTTATTTGCGTTCTACTGTGCCAACCAATTCGCCATCCATGATCAAAAACAAAATGTGTTTGGCAATGTTGAGTGTTTGGCGGCTGCTGTTTTGTGCGCCACCAGCAATCAATTCTTGAGCATCAGACATCAGGCCAGCGACAACCATGTTTGCGCCTGTGAATTGGTATGTGATGGATTCTTTGACAGATTCCACGTAAGCGTCAATATCAGCAACTCCATACATGTTGAGGTTGCGTTCTTCTTGAGCAATTGTTTGTGTTGCGTTTGTCATTTTGTTTCCTTTACGTTGTTGGCCGTTTGGCGTGATGTTCAGAGAACCTATTTCCCTGCCCATGACCAGAATTCTAGCGTATTGATAGACCCTGTCAAGCGGTTTGCTAGATAAATTTAAACTTTAAACCCTAATAGGGTTATCCCTATGCATGCAGAGTTATAGCGGTCTGCTAGACTCCTTAGCTTATGAACACACAAATAACCCCAGATGAGCGCCGACAACTGGCAGAAAAAGTTGGCATGAATGAGCAGTACTTGTATCAATGCTTGACCGGCAGGCGTGAAATGTCTGCTTGGGAGGCGGTTCGGATAGAGCAGGAGACAGAGGGGCGGGTGAGTCGCAAGATGGTGTGCCAGGGCAGCTGGAAGGCCATATGGCCAGAGCTGGTTAGCGCATGAAATATCTCTCACTTTGCAGTGGTATTGAGGCGGCAACAGTAGCATGGCATCCCCTTGGATGGGAGGCAGTAGCGTATTCGGAGATCGAAAGATTCCCATCAGAAGTGCTTGCACATCATTACCCACACACGCCAAACCTTGGCGACATGACCAAATTTAAGGAATGGACAAATGTCTCAGATGTCGATCTTCTCGTTGGAGGAACACCCTGCCAATCATTCTCAGTCGCAGGATTGCGAAAAGGATTGGATGACCCGCGTGGCAACCTCATGCTCACCTATCTTGCCATTGCTGACAAATATCGGCCCCGATGGTTGGTTTGGGAGAACGTCCCTGGCGTCTTGTCATCTAACTCAGGAAAAGATTTTGGAGTCTTCCTCGGGGCGCTGGGCGAACTCGGGTATGGGTTCGCATACCGCGTTCTTGACGCTCAGTTCTTCGGAGTGGCCCAAAGACGCAAGCGTGTGTTCGTTGTCGGATACCTTGGAGACTGGAGACTTGCCGCAGCGGTTCTTTTTGAGCGCCACAGCCTGCAAGGGCATCCTGCGCCGAGCAGAGAAAAGAGGCAAGGTTCTGCCGCAACAATTACAGCACGCACTAAAATCAGTCGTAACAACCACGGAGAACTTGTAGGTTGGCCTGCTGACATTAGCAGCACATTGAATGCTTCATTTGGATCAAAGTTGGGTTTAGAGAATCAGCATATCAATGCTGATTGTCCAATGTTCGTACCAACAAAAGCGTTTTATGAAAGCAGTCTTGCTCAGTACAAAGAGGCTGATGTTGGCGGTACTCTCAAAGCATCTGGCGGTGTTTTGTCAGGTGGTAGTGAAACATTTTTGGCGCAACCAGCATACGGCATACCAGGAAATTGGATTGGCCGTAAACCTGAGAATGGCGGCAACGCCACAGAGCCAATGTATGACGTTGCACCTTGTCTCACCAAAGCAGATCAGCATGGTGTGGCGCAACCCATTGCATTTAGCCGTACTGATGATGGTCGAGATGCAACGCATGATTTAGCACCAACTATGCGAGTTGCTGGTCATGCTGGGGGTGTACTTGCTGCGGCAGTAGGCACAGACTTGTACAACCTGTCAATCACAGGAGATGTGGCGGCCTGTATGAGTACCGCTGGAAGCACCTCAAGTAAAACTGGTCCGACAGTCATGCAAGCAATGGCCGTCAGAAGATTAACCCCTGTTGAATGCGAGAGACTCCAAGGCTTTGGCGATAACTACACCGACATCAAAAGCAAAAACAAACCTACACCTGATGGTCCTCGCTACAAAGCATTGGGCAACAGCATGGCAGTGCCTGTCATGGCGTGGATTGGCAAAAGAATTCAAGAAGTGGAAAACATTAAATGACATCTCTTACAACAATATTTCCCAACGGTTTTGCAGCTGCCACAGCATCAACTGATTTGGTTGATCCAGTTGAGAGCTTTCGCAGGCACTGTGAGGCTGCAGGCTTAACCATCAAAGACTTGATCCCTGATGGTGAGATTCACAGGGTGCCTCATGTGTCGTCGAAGAAGGGTGCATTGGATGGTTGGTACATCCTGCACCTAAGTGGCAAGATCCCTGTGGGGGTTTGTGGCTGCTGGAAAGAGCCAACCTTTGAGGCCAAGTGGGTGGCAGATACTGGCCGTAGCATGACCTTCAGCGAGAGGTTAGAGCATGACAAATGGGTAGCTGAGTTCAAGGCCAAGCGAGAGGCTGAACGGATGGCATCGCAGGCATTGGCTGCAGACAGGGCAGAGGAAGAGGTATCGACCTATACAGATGCCAGCGCAGACCATCCCTACCTTGTGCGTAAACGTATTGAGCCACACGGGATCAAGATCGACCGTGCTGGCAGGTTGGTGGTGCCGGTGATTGACCAGGCGGGCGAGATACTGAGCTACCAGACCATTGATGCTGATGGCAACAAACGGTTTTTGAAGGGTGGCAAGATCGAAGGTGGCTTTTATGAGCTGCGTGGCAACCGTAAGGTGATCTTTATTGGTGAAGGCTTTGCCACTTGCGCGTCAATTCATGAAGCGACGGGGTACACCACGTTGGTGGCGTTTGATTGTGGCAACTTGGCCAAGGTGGCCAAGGCGGCCAAGGAGATGTTCCCAGGCAGCCGGATCGTGATTGGCGCAGACAATGATCAGTTCACCGAGGGCAACCCAGGGGTGGCCAAGGGCAAGGCTGCAGCTGCATTGGTGTTTGGTGAGATTGTTTACCCCAATTTTTCGGAGTCTGACTTGCCCAACAAACCAACAGACTTTAACGACTTACATGTGCTGCAGGGCTTGGACGCGGTAAAAGAGCAGATTGAGCGGGTAGCAGGGCCAGTCAAGGACAAGCTGGCCTTTGAGTTCACCAGAGCAGACAACTTGCAATTGACCCAGATCCATTGGGTGGTGGATGATTACATTGAGAGCGACTCACTAGCGCAGGTGTTTGGTGACCCAGGCGGGGGCAAGAGCTTTGTATCCATTGACATAGCCTGCTGCATAGCTACTGGCAAGCCATGGCACGGGCACCAAGTACAGCAGGGTGCCGTGTTCTACATAGCCGGCGAGGGCCATAACGGGCTGGCCAGGCGGTTCAAAGCGTGGGAGCTGGGCAACGGCACCAGCTTGGCCGGCGCACCGCTATATAAGAGCCACAGGGCTGCACAGCTGTACGACAGCACTGAGGCGGCCATTGTGGCTGAGTCAGTCAAGCAGCTGTCAGCAGATGCAGGGTGCATCCCATCCATGATCATCATTGACACCGTGGCCAGAAACATGGGCGGCGATGAGAACAGTACCCAAGACATGAATGCCTTCATTCAGCACCTGGACACCTACCTGCGCCAACCATGGAAGTGCTGCGTCTTGGTAGTCCACCATAGCGGCGCCATGGACAAAGAGCGCAGCAGAGGGTCTACAGCTCTACGGGGTGCATTGGATGCTGAGTACAAGGTGGCGTTGGACTCAGGCACCAAAACCATCCAGTTTGAGTCCAAAAAGATGAAAGATGCCGAGATGCCCGCGGCCAAAAACTTTCAGATCACGCAGGTCGATCTACCCATCTTGGACAAGCACAATTTGCCAGTGAAGGGTGCCTACCTTGTCGGCGTAGACATCAGCGGCCTAGTCAGCCAGGTGCAAAAAAGGACCTACCTCTCACCAAACCAAAAGATCGTTATGGAGTGCTTGGTGCTGATTGAGGTTAAACGGGAGCAAGACAATTTGAGCCATCCAGCGCAGTACGATGAGTGGAGAGACAGCGCCAAAGAGCATGGGGTGAAAAACAATAGATTTTGGGAAGTAGTCAAAAGTATGATTGCCAAGGGTATGGTGGTAGAGGCTGATGGGGGGTATCGGAGTCACCCAGACCATCCGAAAGCATCCGAAGTCATCCGAATCGGATGAACAAGGATGCATCCGAATTACCATCCGAATCATCCGAAGTCATCCGAAACCATCCGGATTCCCACCCCGCCAATCATCCGAATCCTTCCTCCTGTGTCTATAGACACAGGAAGGATCGGATGGCGGATGGGCCGGATAGGATCGGAAGGACGGGAAAGTGGGGAAGCTGGAAAATGGGGGATTGAATGATTGAAATTAGGGTGCCAATTAAGATTGTGTCGGTTGCAAACTTAAGGTTACATTGGGCTGTAAAAGCAAAATTGGCTAAAAGTCACAGGTCAAAAGCGTTCAACGCATTGGCGTCAGTTGCAGCACCACCAGCTCCACCATGCACACTGGTGTTGACCAGAGTGGCGCCCAAAGCTTTGGATGGTGACAACCTACAGTCAGCTTTCAAGGCCGTGCGCGATGGTGTCGCTGATTGGCTTGGCGTTGATGATGGCCACAAAGATTTGGATTGGCAATACAGCCAGCGCAAAGATGGACCCAAAGTCTATGCGGTTGAAATTGAGGTGATAGCATGACGGCGCTGGTATCAGTTGCCGCCAGCTTTTGGGGGAAAGCATTGTGTGAGTACCCCGTTTTTTTTGGTGGGAAAGCTGGGTAAATGTCGCTGGGGGCGATTCTCGGCGACAATTTTCCCAATTACGCGCGCGCGCACGGGGGCAGGCATGAAAACATTGGCAGAAAAAACAACCAAAAGCGGCGCCATCATGGGCAGGCCGGTGGAGTTTCCCATCGAAAGCCCAGTTTGGCAGCAGATCATTGATGAAGTGGCTGGCGGCAAAAGCTTGTCTGGCGCTTTGCGTTTGGAGGGAATGCCAAGCTATGGCTTGGCCAAGCTAATGATCCGAACTAACCCAGAGTACAAAGAAGCTTACGAAAAGGCCGTAGAAGACCGCGCAGATCGTTTGGCAGAGGAGATTGTCGAACTGGCTGATTCAGAGCCTCCAGAGGGCTTAGAAGGCACTGCAATGAGCGCCTGGGTGAATCAGAAGCGCCTGCAGGTCGATGCTCGCAAATGGGTGGCCAGCAAGCTTAAGCCAAGGACATATGGCGACCGGCTTGATGTCAGCGTCAGCGATAACCGGATCAGCGTCATTCAGGCGTTGGAGCAGGCGCAGGCTAGGGTGCAGATTGGCATGGCCAAGTCGGATGATGTAACAGACGTGGAGCCAAAGTGACGTGTGGATAACTTATTGCTGTAACTCATTGATTTATATGCTCTCTTACGTCAAGCTTACATAATCGGTTTTATACAATCACTATTATGTTAACCACGCTGTGGATAACTAAGCGCATTTTGCACAATAAATAGGCAAATTCTAGTTATGCACAGGGCATTGTGTTTAACTGCAACCAAATTGCGTTGCAAATCTGTGGATAACTGCGATGGCCCAGCAATCAGGCCATGGCCGGCGCCGGTGGCCTCCAGCCCGCTGGCCGACGGGGGCGGGGGGCACCCGCGCAAAGTACCGCAAGAACGGGTGCCCCCGCGCACAATTTTTTATTTTTTTAATGTATATTCAACCCATCAAAACAGGGGTTTTTTATGGCCACAAATAATTTGGCGCCTGCGAGTCAGAATGTATTGAGTTGGATGCAAGACCCTAACCGGACGCAACAGGTGCAGGGTATTGGCCGTGCGATTAGTAGTGGTTTAGATAGTTTGCAGCAATCGCAACAACGCTGGCGTGAATTGAACGCTCGCGCATTTGGCGATAAGAAGAATCCTTTGAAGGTGACTGATAAGGAGGCGTTTCAAGAATTGACTGACATGACCATGGGTGGTGCCATGTCGTTTGCACCGGTGGGTATGACCAAGTTGGTTAAGTCTGGGGCGCAAAAATTACAAGAAATTACAGACCAATATCAAAAATTAAGCAGCAAAGACAAAGATCTGGCTGATTTGGCTTTTACTGGTGAAGTGACGGGTAGTGCGGTGCCGCGGTCTGAGGTTAAGAAGTTATTGAAGGGCAACCCAGATATAGCGAATTCGATACTGAACAATCCGGCGTTCAAGATTAACGGCTATGTGCCCAAGTCGGTGATTGATGATGCATTGGCCACGCGCACAAGGATGAAGGGTGAGGCGCCGACAACGCCTGGTGCAAAGGCGAGCGAGGCTGAGTGGAAGGCTTGGGGCGAGAAGCACGGGGTGAATATGACGGTGACTGAGCCTCAGTCGCTTGGTATTACTGATTTGACTAGCAAGCGCGAGATCAAGATACCTGGTGGTTTGGAGGGTAAGTTTACGGTGCCGGACATGTTTTGGATGAAGGCCAACAATATTGACCCAGCTGCGTTGCCAAAGGATTTGCATGATCAGTTGATGCAGAAGTTGATCAGGACGCATGAGGTGGCCAATCCGGATCAGGTGGACATGTTTAATCGATTGAGTTTTGCTCAGTTGTCGCCTAATGCGCCGTTGACGCCCAATGAATTTTTGGCGCAGCGGTTGAGGTTGACGAATATGGATGAGTTGAAGGCGTTGGCTGGCAGGGTTGGCGAGCCTGGTTTGTCTGTTACCGCGCAAGGGCAAACGGGAGTGCAGGCAGCTGGCCGCGGTGGTATGGGAGTGCTTGGCACGGCTGATTTGAAGAATCAGGCGATGCTGGCCAAGTTGATTTTGGATAAGCCGGAGATGTTCCAAATTGCGCCTGGTGAGACTATGAGAGACGTTACCCTTCGGGTGATGAATCAGGTGCCAGGCTTGGGTCCCAAGACCGCGTCGCTTGGTACGCCTTGGCTGGACTTGAACCGTGCGAATACGTCAGCTGTTGATTTGCACATGATCCGGCACTCGTATGAAAGGATGCTAGACGATCCTTTGGTGGGTGAGGCTTTTAGAACTCGCATGGCTGGCAAGTTGGGAGTGGAGCCAACAACAGAAGCTATTTTGGGAGTCCCGACCAAGAAGGTTGAGAAGGCTGCCATTGACGTGATTGGTGGATCATCATTGTCTAAGATGTACCGCACCAAAACTGGTGAATTGAATGAAATACCTGGTGTGGCCACGCCCGAAAAGTTGGCGTTTGAACCTAAGCAGCTGCAAGACTTCAACCCGTTTTATAAGCGAGTGGTTGATTATGTGGATGAGTCTAGGGGCGCAAATCCAGCGATTGAGTTGTTCCCAGAGCAGTGGCGCAAGTGGGATGTTTACCGTCAGAGGTTGGAGCCGCATGAGTTTGCCCATCCTGACTACAGGTTGTTGCCCAAGCAATCATGGGAAGAAATGCGCGACGCCTTAACCGCGCACAAGCAGGCAGGGTACACCGGTACCAAGCCGGTGATGAAGGAAGGCGATTGGCGAGAGCTTTACTATGGTGCTGCGACTCCCGCTGCAATGCTTGGCACTGCAGCTGCTGCTGGTGGAGGAATGGCCGCGCAAAATATGTTGGCGCCACAACCGGCGCCAGAGCAGCCGGCTAACTACATGTTGTCGCCATACTGATGCAAACCACGATATACAAGTCCGAAGAAGAACAAAAGCTGATGGTGGAGCTTTGGTCACCGGCCATTGCTGATGACCCTGAAGCTTTTGTTTTGTTTGCTTTCCCTTGGGGGCAAAAGAATACGCCGCTAGAGAAGTTCAGTGGACCGCGCAAATGGCAGCGCGAAGTCCTACGCGATATTACCGCGCACATAAGGAAGCAAAAGGGCTTGATTGACTATGACACCATCCGCATGGCCGTGTCATCTGGTCGAGGCATTGGCAAGTCTGCTTTGGTGTCTTGGTTGATTTTGTGGATGTTGACCACCCGCATTGGTGGCTCGGTAGTAGTTTCTGCCAACAGCGAGAACCAGCTTAGATCAGTAACATGGGCAGAGTTGACCAAATGGGCAGCCATGCTCATCAACAGCCATTGGTGGGAGATCTCGGCCACCAAACTGGTGCCGGCACAGTGGTTAACTGAGCTTGTCGAGCGTGATTTACGCAAAGGCACCCGCTACTGGGCATGTGAGGGCAAGCTTTGGAGTGCAGAGAACCCCGATTCTTACGCTGGTGTACACAACCAAGACGGCATGATGTTGATTTTTGATGAATCTAGCGGTATTCCCAACCCAATTTGGGAGGTGGGAGCTGGATTCTTTACAGAAAACACGCCCGACAGGTACTGGTTTGCATTTTCCAACCCACGGCGCAACGAAGGTTACTTTTTTGAGTGTTTTCACGCCAAACGGGACTTTTGGACGTCCAAAATTGTCGATGCTAGGACGGTGGAGGACACCGACAAGTCGGTGTATGAGCAGATTATTGCTGAATATGGCGAAGATTCATCACAGGCCAAGGTTGAGGTGTATGGCGAGTTTCCTTCAGCTGGCGAAGATCAATTTATCAGCCCGATCATTGTGGATGACGCAATGAAACGGGCAAGGTACAAGGATTTGACGGCACCAATTGTCCTTGGAGTTGACCCCGCCCGCGGTGGCGCCGACTCCACGGTGATTGTGGTACGCCAAGGACGTGACCTGGTGGCCATCAAGCGTTACAAGGGCGAAGACACCATGGAAATTGTTGGCAGGGTGATTGATGCCATTGAGGAATACAAGCCAACCTTGACTGTAATTGATGAAGGTGGTTTGGGGTATGGGATACTTGACCGGCTGACAGAGCAACGCTACAAGGTGCGAGGTGTTAACTTTGGAGGCAAGGCCAAGCACTCGCAGGCATTTGGAAATAAGCGAGCAGAAATGTGGAATGACATGCGTAATTGGTTGAAATCTGCTAGTATTCCGTCAGATCGGCAATTGAAAGCTGATTTTACTGGTCCAACGAAGAAACCAAATTCTTCAGGAACTATATTTTTGGAAGGCAAAAAAGAAATGCGAGCAAGAGGTTTAGCTTCACCAGATGCTGCTGATGCGCTTGCAGTTACGTTTGCCTTCCCTGTCGCGCATCGAGAGTACAGAGAGTCTCAAGTCAAACGGGCTTCTTCTCAAGGTGCAGCTCTAACTGGCTGGATGGGAGCCTGATCATGCCACTTGTTAAATCTAAGTCTCCTGAAGCATTTCGCAAGAACATCAAAGCCGAAGTTGCTGCTGGCAAGCCTATTAAGCAGGCAGTGGCAATTGCATATTCAACCAAACGCGAGGCTCAAAAAGCCCCGCCCATGAAGAAAAAATAATGGCAGATTACACAGGCATCGCCGCAGCCGGTGCTGTGGCCAACGGTGGCGACAAAAAGACCGAGTCCAGCATTCTGTCTACCGCCCGCACTCGCCTCAATATGGCGATTGCTGCGCTGTCTGAGTCCCGCGAAGATGAGATTGACGATCTGAAGTTTTACGCTGGCTCGCCTGACAATCATTGGCAGTGGCCTGCCGACGTGCTAGCTACCCGCGGTGCTGTGCAAGGTCAGACAATCAACGCACGGCCAACGCTTACCATAAATAAGCTGCCCCAACATGTCCGACAAGTCACCAACGACCAAAGGCAGAATCGCCCAAGTGGCAAGGTTATTCCAGCCAATGATGACGCCGATGTCGAAGTCGCCGACATCTTCAACGGCATGGTTCGGCACATTGAATACATCAGCGACGCAGATGTCGCTTACGACACAGCATGTGAAAACCAAGTCTCTTACGGCGAAGGTTACATCCGCATCCTGACTGAATACTGCGACGAAAACACATTCGACCAAGACTTAAAAATTGGTCGAATTCGCAACAGCTTCTCGGTCTACATGGACCCAATGATTCAGGACCCAACTGGTGCTGACCAAAAGTGGTGCCTGATTACTGAGGACATTCCTAAAGACGAATACGCCCGCACATATCCGAATTCGGCACCGATTACCACCTTGCAGTCGCTTGGTGTAGGGGATCAGAATTTGAGTCAGTGGCTCACCGAAGACACTGTGCGAGTGGCCGACTACTACTACCTTGATTACACCAAAGCAACGCTCAACCTGTACCCTGGCAACGTGACCGCATTTGAAGGCACTCCAGAAGACAAACAACTGAAAGCAATCTATGGCAAACCTAAAAAGTCTCGTGAATCTGACCGTGTCCAAGTTAAATACTGCAAGATTAACGGTTATGAAATTCTTGAAGAACGCGATTGGGCGGGGAAATACATCCCCATAGTTCGCATTGTTGGCAATGAGTTTGAGGTCGATGGCCGCTTGTATGTGTCTGGCCTTGTGCGTAATGCCAAGGATGCCCAGCGCATGTACAACTACTGGGTGAGCCAAGAGGCAGAGATGTTGGCCTTGGCACCCAAAGCGCCATTTATTGGTTACGGTGGCCAGTTTGAAGGCTATGAAACCCAATGGAAGACGGCTAACACCAACAATTGGCCTTATTTAGAGGTCAATCCAGACGTTACAGACGGTGCAGGCGGTATGTTGCCACTACCCCAGCGGGCACAGCCTCCCATGGCTTCCAGCGGCTTGCTGCAGGCCAAGGCTGGCGCGTCTGAGGACATCAAATCGACCACCGGCCAATATGATGCGTCTTTGGGTATGCGCTCAAATGAGCGCAGCGGCAAAGCCATTTTGGCTCGCCAACGCGAAGGCGATGTGGGCACTTACCACTACGGCGACAACTTGGCTCGCGGTGTACGCCACATTGTGCGCCAGCTTGTGGACTTGATCCCCAAAATTTACGATACCCAGCGCGTGGCTCGCATTATTGGCATGGACGGCGAAACCAAAATGGTCAAGCTTAACCCTGATCAGCCTGAAGCGGTTCGCAAGATCACCGACCCCAACAATCCTGATGTAGTGATTGACAAGATTTACAACCCAAGCGTCGGCAAGTACGACGTGGTGGTGGCGACCGGCCCAGGCTACGCAACCAAGCGCCAAGAGGCTTTGGAAGCAATGGCTCAACTGTTGCAGGGTAACCCCCAACTGTGGGCTGTGGCCGGCGACTTGTTTGTCAAGAACATGGATTGGCCTGGTGCCCAAGAGATGGCCAAGCGGTTTGCCAAAACCATCGACCCCAAACTTATGGCCGAAGACGACAAGCCGCCCGAGTTGCAAGCCGCCGAGCAACAGATCCAAGCCATGGGTCAAGAGTTGGATCAATTGCATGGAATGCTTAATAATGTTGGCAAATCCATTGAAGCGCAAGACATGCACCGCAAAGATTTTGAAGCTGAAATTAAGGCATATCAAGCTGAAACACAGCGTATTTCGGCTGTGCAGGCCAGCATGTCGCCCGAACAGATCCAAGACATTGTGCTTGGCACCGTGCACGGCATGATCACTTCAGGCGACTTGGTGAGCGAAATGCCTGGTCGAGACATGGACACCGGACCTGAAATGCCTCAAGAAGGCATGGAACAACAAGGAATGCCGCCCCAAGAAGGTGGTATGCCGCCTGAAATGATGCCGCCTCAAGGCGGTATGCCACCACAAGGAATGCCCCAATGATGTACAAAGCCGCCGATTTTGTCGGGATGCTGTTTCTCGCCCGTGACGTGGCGCATAGTGTTCATTTGAATACCCGTAGCTACTCCAAGCACGTTGCGCTCAATATTTTTTACGAGCGCATCATTGGCGCAGCAGATGATTTTGCTGAAGCCTACCAAGGCCGTCATGGTTTGATGGGGCCAATCACATTGCATTCAGCCACCAAGACATCCAATATTATTGATTTCTTGCAAGGGCAATTGGATGATATTGAGAAGTGCCGCTACGAAGTAGTGGACAAAACTGATATGTCACTACAACAATTGATTGATAATATCATTGAGATTTATCTGCGTACTCTTTATAAACTCCGCTTTTTGGCATAAGGACACATCATGGCAAATTACAAAGCTCTCACTGCCACATCACAAGTAAAAGTTGGTGCAGGCAAACTCAAAGGCATTTTTGTCAGTTCTGGCACTGCCCCCACTGTTGCGGTGTATGACAGCGACACGGCCAGCACCAGCGGCACCACATTGATTGCGACGTTTATTGCGGCTTCCCCAGGCAACTACCCTTTGCCAGGCGACGAAGCAGGCGTATACTTCAGCAAAGGACTGTATGTCGTATTGGGTGGAACAAGCCCAGTTGCGACAATTATGTACGATTAACCGTACTGGTGCGGATCACCAGGGAATCATTGAGATTCAAAAATGACTGAAGAAGTCCAACAACCCTTAGCGGAAGTAGACTCCGCGCCAGCTCCAGAAGTGACGGCCACTCAGGAAGCAACTCAAACGCCGGAAGTCGCTGAAGAAGCAAAAGAGCCTTCACGGGTTTTTACCCAAGAAGAACTTGATGCAGCAATCGGCAAAAGGCTTGCAAGAGAACAACGTAAGTGGGAAAGAGAGCAGACTCAACGTCAAGCGGAAGCCCAGACGCTGAGAGCGCCAGCAAGTATCCCGTCAGTCGATCAGTTTGAAAGCACTGAAGCCTATGCAGACGCATTGGCATACCAGAAAGCTGAACAACTGCTTGCCCAGCGGGAACAAGCAAGGCAGCAATCTGCAATTAATGAGTCTTATCACGAACGCGAAGAAGAAGCTCGGTCTAAATATGATGATTTTGAACAAGTCGCATATAACCCAAAACTTCCAATCACAGACGTGATGGCTGAGTCGATCCGAGCCTCGGATATAGGCCCTGAAGTAGCTTACTACCTCGGCGCCAACCCCAAGGAAGCAGATCGAATTTCTCGACTTTCGCCTATCGTGCAAGCCAAAGAAATTGGGAAGATTGAGGCCAAGA